CTTATCAAAGGAGGGTACTATTATCAATCTCGAAACAGATGATGGTAATATCGATATCCACATAGGTAGAGAAAGAAGAGATAAGTTACAGGCATCTCTTGATTTGATGATTGGATATGAGCCGGATGAAGCAGAAAAAGCAGACTATAATGAGCTTGATGGTTTCACAAGTTTAAAAGAAGCCTATATAGCATTCACAGGTGACACTGCTATAACAGGTAGATATGCACCATCAAGAATGAAAGAAGCTACTGAAGACAGTTTTAGCTATGCTTTAGGTTACACTATCAACAGAAAAATGTTGAAAGAGTACAAATCTCTTCCTGAACTTTGGAGAAAAATAGCTAATACAGTCCCGGTCAAAGATTTTAAAATGCATGAATTGATTCGTTGGGGAGGATTTGGTATATTACCAGATGTTACAGGCCTTGGCGCAAGAACTACACAAGGTACACCTGTTGATACAGCAACTCCAACTTATCCTGAACTTGGTTTCCCACAAGATACCGAGCAACTCTATGGCGTTGGAACTAAGGGTGGAATTGTCACTCTTACTCGTAGAATGATCATAGATGATGACTTAAATGTTCTTAGACAAATCCCTACAAAAATATCTCGTTCTGCAAATGCGACATTAAATCAATTTGTATTTGATCTAATGATCAATTGGGCTGCAACTGGTATTAACGCTGGTGTAAAGTGGGCAGATGCCGCTGGCACAGCTAATCAAGTAGCATTGTATATTGCTGAACATAACAACTATTCAACAACCGCACTTGGTTTTGATGCGTTAAATACACTTCTCACTAAGATGTATAATCAAGGTGAAAGAGGTTATATGACGTTGTTGGATTCTGATATCAATGATAGTACAACAACCGTAACTGTTACTGCTGGAACAGGACAGTATTTCAAAGCTGGTGATAAGATTGAGATATATGGTGAGTATATGGCAGTAGATGTTGTCGCAACAGATACTTTGACAGTCCGTAGAGGTATTTTAGGAACTACGGCCGCTGCTGCTTCAACTAGCGATCAAATTTTCAAAATCACATCAATAATTGGAATAGATGATATCATCTGTTGGGTTCCTCGCGCATTAAAAGGAACAGCAGATTCTATTAACCAATCAACTTTACATCCTGAAGATGCTGAAAATGGTGTCAATACATTGAAAGGTTTCGGAGATGTATTTGCTTCACAATACCTTCAAGGCGATGTCAACAACTATTACCTCAGTGCAAAGAGTGGAGTCGATCTTATTGAGGTCGGTTTCTTAAATGGAAAAGAAGCACCTGAGCTTATAGTTCAAGATCAACCAACTGTAGGTAATGTGTTCTTGTATGATACAATCAGGTATAAAGTCCGTCATGAGTATGGTGGTGTTTTACCTGACTATAGAGCTTTTGCTGCTGGAATTGTAGCTTAAAACAATTAACAGCGTTCTTTTACCCCTAGGTTTAATCGCCTAGGGGAGAGAGGACGGTAGAAGGAGGTTTAAATGTCACGTTCACGTTTTTCACATGGAATACAAGCAACCAAACTCGAACTAACCAAATCAGACAGCTATACAATAACTGCCGCAAATTGTAGAAAGTATGGGCTAGTTACTCAAACTGGTTCAACTAAAGTTTTTACACTTCCTGCTGCTGAAACATCTATTGCTGGCGTTGATTTAATATTAGTTGATAAGGGTGGTACTGCATTAAAAGTATATGTTGTTGCAGGATTTGCAGGAGCAGGTACAAGTTATGATACAGTTGATGTTCCTACTGATGGGTCAGTATTGTGCTATTGTGATGGCTCGAACTGGTATGTTGTCGGAGCTTCACCTGCCGCAACTTGATACTTAAATTAAAAGGAGATAATAATGAGTAGAACAAGATATAAAAAAGGAATTCAGGCTAAGAGAGTTGTTTTAACCTCTGCCGTAGATTATTCCATATCTGTTGCTGAACTGAGAAAGTATGGACTTTTCACCGAAACAGGTGGTTCAAAAACACTCACATTGCCTGCTGCTGAAACATCTTTAGCAGGGGTGGATCTTCTTTGTGCTGATAAAGGTGGCGGAACTTTTAAAGTATTCGCTACAGGTGGTTTTGCTGGAGAAGGCGCTTTAGTAGATACAGTTGATGTTCCTACTAATGGTGCTGTGTTAGTTTATTGTGATGGATCGTACTGGTATGTGGTTGGAGCCACACCGACTAATGCATAATTTGATAATAAGGAGATAAAGATATGAATGAAATCCTTAGACCAAATGGTGCAGGAAACGAAACCAGTGTAACTTCGCAATTTCCAGCTACTACTTATCATTGGGATAAAGTTGATGAGGTTTCTCCAGATGAAGATACTACCTATGTATATACGTCAAACAATGGTTATTTATGCGATGTATATGCAATAGAAAATCCTTCATCTTATGCACCAGGAGACACTATAACAAATGTTCGTGTTACTGCTCGATGTAAAGAAATAACATCAGGCGGTAAAATAAAATTAAGTATAAGAACAAATAGTAATGATTATCTTGGATCAGAGCAAGCGATCACAGATGCTTATGCAGATTATACAGAAGATTGGGCTTTAAACCCTAATACAGGGTTAGGTTGGACAAACTTAGAAGTTGAGACGTTAGAAGCAGGTGTTTCTATAACAAATGATGATGGTAACGCATCTCATAGTACTCAAGTATTTGTCACATTGACTTATACTGAAGGTACAACTACATCTACTTCTACGACAAGTACATCTACTTCTACGACATCTACGACATCTACATCGACGACAAGTACTTCTACATCTACGACATCTACAAGTACTTCGACTACAAGTACAACTACTTCAACGAGTACTACAAGTACAACTACTTCAACATCTACGAGTACAACAAGTACTACGACATCGACTTCTACTACGTCATCTACTTCTACGACAAGTACTACGACATCTACAAGTACGACAAGTACAAGTACTTCAACTACGTCTACAACAAGTACATCTACGACATCTACGACGTTAGATATTAATATTGATAATCAACCTATCATATGTACTACAGTTGGAAAAGTGCCTGGGCAACCTATAAATGTAAAGGCATTTTTCTTCTACGCAAAAAGTGATGGTGATGAAGTCAGAGTTGTTGATGGATTGAATAAAAGACAAGTATGGAAGGCTACAATAGATGATGTAACATATGGCCACACAGATAAGTTAACTTTTGGCGGCAACATCGGATGTTCATTCACTAATGGACTTTACATTAGGAGCATAACCGCTGGTGCTGCATTATACATTTATAGAGCATAAGGAATTGAAATGAGTATAACTAGAGAGAACTTTAGATCATTATTGAATACGTTTCTAAAAGACGACGCCGAATACCTTGGTGCTGAAGAAAGAGAACGTATGATTACTTCAGGTAAGAAGATATATGATCAAGATAGACCTAGAGAGATTATTAAAGATGATGATTCTCCTGATGGTACGGAATATGATTTCGATTTACCAGATGATTGGTTAGATGGTTTTTCAGTTATATTCCCACCTATAGAATATCCAATTAAATCTAGTGATAGCTGGCAACAGCCACAGTACGTAGATGATAATTCTTGGATAATCTATAAAACAGAAGACGATAGTAAGCTTAGGTTTATCGGGTTTACACCTGCAAGTGGGTACATCTTTAGGTATACTTACACAGTTCCTCATACTATAAGTGAAACAGTTTGTACAATAAATGAATTTGATTGGGAAGCAGTTTGTCATTTAGCTGCTTCCTTTTGTTTTACTTCTTTAGCTGCAAAATATACACAAATAGAAGAACCTACAATAGAAGCTGATGTTATAGATTATCAGCGTAGGCATGATGAATGTATGGCTTTAGCACAAGGCCACGAAATGTTTTATAGGCAACATATGGGTATAGGACAAGATAAGAAACTTACCCGTACTGGTGCTCAAGCAACACACGATTTAGATATAGGATATTCCTATGGGGCGAGTTATTTAACACACCCTAATAGGTCACGTTGATATAGCAGTACAAAACGTCAGGCGTCGCATAAATACATCCCTGACGACTAAATAAAAGGCGACGACTAAAAGGAGTTAGAATGAGTTTAGCTACTGTACGAACAGAGGTGAAAACCTTATTAGTTGCTACTGATGATATTGAGAATGTTTATGATTATCGTCGTTATACACGTGACTACGCTACATATAAGGATCTATTCAAAGAAGGCTCACATATAAATACTTGGGAAATTACAAGACCTACCTTTACTAGACTTGTTCATGGTTCTGATGCTATTGAAAGAGTTGTCCATGATTTTCTTATTCGCGGGTTTTATTCATTAGATGATAAAGCAGGTAGTGAAAAAGTTTTTCAAGACTTAGTTGAAACAGTATGTCAGATATTCAGAGATAAGCCTACATTAGAAGGGTACGCTGAAGTAGTTAAATATCCTATAGTAGGGAGGGTCTATGAATCAATGTTTGGAAGTGTTCTTTGTCATATTGGAGAGATCGAAGTGCATATTCAGGAACGCATTGCATTCGGTTGATTTTGCGAATGCGATTTTTTCCTGCACAGCCTTGGTATTAGGAATATACCTATGGCTTGTTAGAAAAAGTATAAAATAAAACCGGAGGTGTAAGATGGGTGGATTGATCAAAAGAAGGTCGCAGGTCGCAGGTGAAGTAGAAGGTACTAAAGGCACTGCTGAAACATTAACTTCAGCACATGCTAAGATTTTAGCTTATGAACCTACTTTAAATTTTAATACAACACAATTTAAAAGAGATCCGTATAGAAAGACTTTATCAAGAATGTATTCAGAACCCGGTCAAAAGCCAGGTGAGATGACATTTCGATGTGAGCTTATGGGACCTCCTTTCGCTAATATAGGCACATCACCTACTTGCGGGAACTATCTACGTGGTTGCGGTTTCGCTGAAGCAGCTACAGGTGGTACAAGCACTGTATACACTCCTGTATCTACTGATTGGGAGACTATAACAGTACAGAAGATGGATGATGGTATATTGAAGAAGTTATGTGGTTGCATGGGTAATGTAAGATTCATATTTACAGTCGGCGAGCCTATAATGTGTGAGTTTACTTTTTATGGTAAACAGTCATCTCATTCAGATGCATCATTATTATCACCGAGCTATCCAGCTGAGAAACCATTAATTTTCCAAAATGCTACAGTAACTATCCTAGGCGACGTGTTGATATTGAATACACTTGAATTAGATATGCAGAATACTATATCTATGCTACCTAAACCAAGTGATTCAACTGGTATAAGCTATGGTCAGATTGTAAGCAGAGATCCTGTTATATCATTCGATCCTGATTTAGAATTAGTTGCTACTCATGATTTCTTCAGCAAATTGAATTCTACAACTGAAGCGGCGATTAGCATTGTAATGACCGCACCAGATTATACTCAATGTACATTTGCATTACCTAAGTGTAGATATACAGCATTAGGTGAAGCAGATAGAGATGGTATCAGTACTTTAGCAGCAACATTAGAAGTTGATATGAGTAGTGGGGATGATGAAGTTACATTGACCTTTGCAGGCACGACGCCTACATCTATTAGCACTACGAGTACTTCAACTACAAGTACTTCTACAACAAGTACAACCAGTACAACTGCATAAGGGAGATTGAATGGTTGAACTAGATTTTAACATTGAGAGTGATGTTGATTTTACTTTTTTCCATAAGCTAAAGCTTGATACTCCTTTAAGTAATATCGCTATGGCAGTACAAAGAGATATTCAGAGAAACTTACGCCAAAGCAGAACTGCTAAAGGGCCTTATATGAAAAAGTTAGCTAAGAAAACTATCAATGCAAAAGCTAAATTGAATGTTGCGACGCCGTCAAAACCTTTAATGCGGTTTAGAAATATGTATAAAAACGTAAGGGTACATAAGGTATCTCATAATTTTTGGCAAGTTGATTTTGCTACAAGCGAATCTAATGATAAAGCATATTATCATAATGTAGCAGGAGCAAGTAAAGCAAAAGTAAAACGTCCATTTTTCGGCGTGTCTAAAAAAAGAGAACTATGGGCAATGAATTATCTGCAATCTTGGTTCAGGAATAAGTTAAGGGCCGGCAGGTATAAACAGTACGGAACTGTACTGAAATAATTAACCAAGGAGGTTTACCATGATTAACCCTATTGCTTTAGGAGAAACAGTAGAGTTTATCTTACCGCAGGACAAGAAAGATCCAACTGTGTGGTTGCTAGGAGCAATCGATTCCATTTTAAAAACAAAGCTAGAGAGTAGCTTTATGGACATTAGTTTTGTAGATGGTAAAGTAAGTAGTCTTGTACCTAAAGTACCTTTGCTTGAACAAAACAACAAAATAGTTCAATTTGGTTTAAAAGGATTTAAAAACTTTATTCTAAATGGTAAAGAAGTTCCATGTAAACTAGAGAAGCTTAAATTCGCTGGGTTAGAGTTAGAGATTATG